CTCGTCGGCCAGCGCATCTACGACCGGCCGCAACCCGGAACGGCGAAACCCTACGTCAGCCTGGGGCCGGAGGACTGGATCACGCTCGCCAGGAATTGCGTGCAAGGGCACGAAGGCGCGGTGCAAATCGACGTGTGGTCGATCTACGCCGGCAAGACCGAAGCCAAGCGCGTTGCCGCCGCCGTCTATGACAGCCTGCACCAGCAAAACCTGACGCTCGCCAATGCCGCGCTGCTCTCGTTCAAGCACGTGACGACACGCTACTTCACCGAAGCTGACGGCGTGACGACGCACGCCGCTCTCGACTTCCGCGCCAATACCGAAACCCCGATTTGACCGCAGTCAAAGCGACGGTTGCCGGCGAGCGAAAGGTGCTCGCTCGTTTCCGCAAGCTGCCGCTCGACGTGAGGCGCCAGGTGCGACCGTCGATCGTCAGTGGCGCGGAAGATATCCGCGACATGGCGCAACGCTTCGCGCCGATCGATGACGGCGATCTCCGCGACAGTATCGTCACCAGGCGCGGCGACCACGAGCTCGCCGAGCTCGTCACCGCCGGCAACCGCCAGGCCTTCTATGCGCGCTTCGTCGAATTCGGCACGCCGACGCGCTCCGCCACTCCCTACTTTTTCCCGTCCTATCGCGCGCTCCGTCGCCGGGTGCGAGCGCGCATAGCGCAAGCGGTGCGGCGCGCCATTCGAGGCTCGCCGTCGATCAAATCCGGCCTTCCTGAAAGGAGTTAGAAATGGCGGCACCCACAACCGTACCCGGCTCGAAATTCATCGTCGAGATCGGCGACGGGGCAACCCCGACTGAAAGCTTTGACGTGCCATGCTCGATCACCAGCAAGGGCGTAGTGTTCACCGGCACGCCGCAAGAAAACACGGTGCGCGATTGCGACAATCCGGCGGCACCAACATGGATCGCGCGCACCATGAGCTCGCTATCCGCCGAGTTTACTGGATCGGGCACGCTCGCTCTTGAGGATTTCGAAATCTGGCGCGTCTGGTTTGAAGATGCGTTGACCAAGAACATCCGCATTGCGATGGCCGTGCCGGCACCGGACGGCGGCGCATGGGAAGGGCCGGCGATCCTTTCCAGCATGAGTTACAACAGCGCTGATAATGAGCTCGTCCAGATCGAGGTAACGATCCTGTCGGCCGCGCCGTGGCTGTGGAATCCGGCATGAGCCGGCACGGCGATATCACTATGCCGTGGGGCGACGGCGAATACACGTTTCGCCTGGCCAAGCTGCAATGGCAGAAGCTTGACGAGCGCTGCAAGGTCGGGCCGGAAGAGCTCTTGCGTCGCCTGCTCAACGGCGAATGGCGCTTCGCCGAGCTCGTCGAAATTCATCGGCTGGGCCTGGAAGGCGGACGATCGGTACTGACTACGGCCGGCGCGATCGACACCGCGCGCATCAATCGCCTGGTGCGCGATTACGTCGAGGAAGAGCTCTACTTTCTCGGCCGCAAAAGCCGTGACAATCCGAACGTTGTGAACTCGGAATTCGGGTCGAAGATGTCGGCGATCGCGATCGTCGATGCGGCGTGCATCGGGCCAGCTGACGATGCCCCAAAATCAAAGGCGGACGCGAGCACGCTCCCCAGCTTCCCAACGGAAGGCTCCCGTTCGCCACAATCAACGGATGGGGACCAATCCTCGGAATCTCCCCTCGCGAGCTCGACGATCTATCCCTTTGGGAATTCCACTGCGCGGTTGCCGGCTGGATAGCGGCGCATGATCCCGACGCCGGCAAACCCGAGCCGCCAACTGCCGCCGAGCACTACGCGCTGATCGAGCAACACAGGCAGCGATACCACTAATGCCGACAACCGAAGAACTGATGCTTGTTCGCATTGAGGCGAACATCAAGCAGCTTGAACGCGAGATGCGGAAGGCGGTCGGCGTCACCGATCGCGCCGCGAAGCAAATCAAGTCGAATTTCTCGCGCGCCTTTGCCGGCGGGTTTGCCGGCGGGTTTGTCGGGTCGATTGCCAGTCAACTCGACGATCTCGCGCTCGCGGCAATCAAAGCCGCCGACGATCTCGTAGACCAGGCCGACAGCCTCAACATCAACACCGAGCGCTTGCGCGAGATGGAAATCGTGCTGCGCAAGCTCGGCGGCGCGGAAGAGGATGCCGCCGTTGGATTGCGTTTCTTCACTAAAGAGCTCGGCAAGGCGCAACAGGGTGAGGGCGATCTCCTCAAGATTTTGAAGAGCGCCAATATTCCGTTGAAGGATAGCGCCGGCAACCTTCGCGATCGCGAAGATGTGTTGCGCGATCTCATCCACGCCATGTCGCTGATGAGCTCGGAAGAGCAACGCTTCCTGATCTCGACACAAGCCTTCGGACGCGGCGCGGCACAAAGCTATGCCAATCTCGGCGAGGCAGGCGTCGCCGCCTGGGATGAGCTGACGCAAGCCACGCGCGACGCCGGCCAGGTGCAACAGGATAGCGTCTCGCGATCGCTCGCCGCCGCGCAAGATGATATCGACGCTTTCTTTGATTTTTTCAAAAACGGATGGAGCTCGGCGATCGCGATCGTGGTCGAGCTCATCCGACAGCCGGCCCGCTACATCGAAATCGCGATCATCGATATAAAGTCGGCGCTCGCGCCGTTCTTCACCTGGTGGAAGAGCGAGTGGACGCAAGCCGCGAGCGATGCGGTCGAGAAAATCCGCACTGTGTTCACCGCCGCCAGGCAAGGCGTCGCGACAGCCGACACCGCCGCCGCCGCCGGCAGCGAAGCCGGCCAGATCATTGCCGATCTCGGCGACGCGGCCGAAGCGGCGGCACCGAAAGTCGATACGCTCACCGACGCTCTGGAACGCAAGGCGGAAGCGGCACGCCAGGCGATGGGTGTCGGAGCGCCTGAAGTCAGCGACGCGCTAACGACCGGGGAAGGCTTTGATGATCTCATTGCCGGTCCCGATCCGAATATCGTCGCGCCTGATCCGGCGGCGTTGGAAGCGGAAGAGGAAGCCGCCAAGCAAGCGGCGGAAGCCGAGCGCGATCTCACCCAGGCGATCGCCGAGCGGCAACAGGTTTACGCCGACACCAAGCTTGCGATCGAGGATCAAGTCGCAGGTCTAGAGCTGGAAGCTCAAACCTACGGCATGACCGCCGAAGCCGCCGACGAGCTCCGCGCCAAGACCGAGCTCTTGAAGGCGGCGCAGGAAGCCGGCTTGACGGTCACGCCAGAGCTCACCGCCGAGATCGACGCGCTCGCCGCGCGCTATGGCCAGGCGGCGGAAGCCGCACGCGACGCGGCCGACGCTCAGCAAGCCGCATCGCAACTCGCCGAGTCACTCGGCGGCGCATTCGAAGATGCTTTCGTCTCGGCGATCACCCAGGCCGAGACGTTGGAAGAGGCTTTGCAAGGCCTGCTCAAGACGCTGGCCGAGCTCTTCGCTCGTATGGCCTTCCAGCGGCTCCTAGGATCATTCTTCGGCGCTGGCGGTCCGCTGGCCAACGTGCTCGGCGGCGGCGCACCAGCGGCCGCGCTAGGGTCGGCAAACGCTGCTGGCGCGCCGATCTTCCAAGCCAACGCTGCCGCGCACCAGGGCGGATCGAGCAACCGCGTTGCGGTTGACGTCAGCGTCGAGCCGTCGCCGCTCCTCACCGTCACCTGGGAACGCCGTGCCGTTGCCGCCGAAGAGCGGGCGATAGCGCGCGGCCCGATCGTGGCACGCTCCAACAACCAACGCTTCGCGATACCCTAATGGCTAACATCGCCTGGCCGGACGGGCTCAAGCCCGTGTCCTTCGGTTTCAGCCTGATCGATTTCGATCGGTCGGGCGGTGCGGGATTGGGCGGCAATGAGCAATGGGTGTTCTCGCCAGGCGCGCGATGGTCGGCAAAGATGCGGCTACAGATTGTCGATGACGCCGGCGTGCTGACGGTCAGGGCGCTGCGGGCGAAACTGAAGGGCAAGGCTAACGCCGCGATCCTGCCTAACTTCGACGGCCGGCGAGCATCCTGGCCGATCGAGGCGGCGACCGGGCGTGTGATAACGCCGCGCGTCGGCAAGCTCCTCACCGGTACGCTCGGCCTTGAAGGGACAACCTACGAAGGGCCGGACATTCCGACGCCTTCACAGGTACTGGCGACGGTGCAAACGGATGCCGCGCTGCACGCGACGACGATTGAGATCAACCTGACGCAAGGCGGGCCGCTCTTGGAGGGACAGCAATTCTCGATCGCCGGCCAAATCCGCATGTATGAAATAGCCACGATCGATAGCGTCGCCGGCAGTGTGACGACGGTCAGTTTTCAACCGCCGTTGAGAACCGCAGTGACGGCCGGCGCGGCAGTCAATTTCACCCGGCCGACTTGCCTCATGCGTTGCATGAACCTCGATGAGCAAAGCGGGCAATTCGAAAGCTTCACGTTCGCCACGCTCAATCTGGAATTCGTCGAGTTCCTATAGGAGCGAATCATGAGCGAAGAAGGAAAGAAACCGGAACCGAAAATCGAAGTCGATCCGGATGCTTTCGACCCGAACGATCCGGGCGCGAGCAAAGCCGGCCGTGGCGGTATCGTCTCGCCTGGCGGCACGCAACCGAAGCCGGATGAGGACGCGCGCACCGACGCCGGCCTACCGCAACCGAAGGACTGACGCTTGGGTTTCTTCGACACCGCCCAACAGGCGCTCGCCGAAGGCCGATCGGTATTCTTCGCCGAGCTCTACGAGGTCGGGTTTACCAGCGGCACGGCATATTATTGGGACGGCTTCGGCGACCTTTCGGCCTACAGTCATACATGGCTGGGCCGCGGGCAATTGGTGCAACGATCTGAAATCCCGTTCGGCATCGATGATGATGCGAGTTCGCTGACGCTGATGCTCTCCGGTGTCGACGATACGATCGTCGCCGCGGTGCGCGCATCAGAGACGGAATTCCGCAATCGGCCAATCGTGATCTGGGGCCAGTTCTTCGATGAGGCGCTGCAACTCAGTGGTGGCCGGTTTCAGCTCTTCTCAGGCATGATGGACGTTCCGACCTATGGCGGCTTGGGCGCTGGCGACCGGAATGTCAGCATACCATGCGAGGGCGAGTGGAGTGATCGCAACGGAGCCGAGTTCGAGATGTTCTCGCACGGCTCGCAACTGCGGCGCTATCCGGGAGACCTCGGGCTGCAATATGTCTATCGCTACACGCCCGGCGTAAAGCGCAAGTGGCCGCAGTTTTCTTCGAGCCTTCTGACGACTGAGGAACGGCTTGATGCGGTAGAGGCGCGGCTGGCCGCTTTGGAAATCGAGTGATCCTGCTCGGCGCTGATCCGCTTTCGCGGTTCCTCAATCGGAAAGCGGGCGAGCCTTTCGCCTGGGGAAGGACCGATTGCCTGCTCTGGCTTGCCGATTGGATACTCGATAGGCGCGGCGTTGATCCCGCAGAGGGACTGCGGGGAAGTTATTCAACCATGCTGCAGGCCGCAAGGATCGTCGCTGAGGCGGGCGGGATGCTGGCGCTGGCAGAGCGGCGGGCGGACTTGGCGAAGCTCTCACGAGTCAATTCTGGGGCAAGGGGCGATGTTGCAATTGTCAGGATCGGGGGCGAGGGCGGCGAGCACTTTGGCAATCTCGCAGGATCGATCCTGCTCGACGGCTCGGCGGCGTTGCTGTCGCAGGCCGGATTGATAATGCCGCGGCGGGACGACATCGACATCGTAGCGGCTTGGGGCGTGTAGCCTATGCCGATGATAATTCCCCTCGTCGCGGCGGGTGGAGCTGCTGTCAGCGGCGGCGTGGCGGCGGGCGGCGTGGCCGGGCTGTTCGGCCTGACCGGCATCACCGCGACGATCGTCAATGTCGGCGTTGGCACGGCGTTGGCGCTCGGCGCATCGTTCGTGGCGGCGAAGCTCACGCCGCAGCCGAAGCAGCCAAAGCCGAGCGACGGCTCGGTAGAGTTCAAGCAGCCGCTGCCGCCGCGGTTCTTCACTTACGGCAAGGTGAAGATTTCCGGGCCGGTCCTGCTGTTGGAATTGAACGACCAGGAAACCGGTCCTTGGTCGGGCGACAGCGTGCGGCTCTTGAAAATTGTGGCGTTTGGCACGCGCGAACTCGCCTTTATGGATCCGTTTTACTTGGACGGAACGGCTCTCACGCTCGCTGCCGGCGTTGGCAGCTCGGACGGCAGTTTCATAAACTGGACTTACAGCGGATCGCACGGCGGCGTTTTGCGGACGCATCTTGGGCAGCCGTCGCAAGCCGCCGATACGATGCTGATGGAACTAGCCACGTTCTGGACGAGCGCGCACCGGCTCCGCGGTATCCCTTACGCGGCGGCGGAACTGGAAAGCGTTCCGGCAACCGACTGGCAAGAGGCGTTTCCGAACGGCGAAAGCAATTTCGCGTGCGTCGGGGGCGTCAGGCTCTACGATCCGCGGAAGGACAGCACGAACGGTGGCAGCGGAAGCCATCGGATGACTGATCAAAGCACATGGGAATTCAGCGATAATCAACGGCTCGCGGCGCTCGACTGGATAACCTGGCCGGACGGCTACGGCAAAGCCTGGTCGCGGATCGATTGGGCGTCCTGGGTTCCGCAGATCAATCTTGCCGATGAGAATGTGGCGCTAAAGGCCGGCGGGACCGAGAAGCGATATCGGATCGCAACGCGCGTCTCTTATGACGAGCCGCGCTCGCGTGTGCTCCACCGGATCATGCAAGCCGGCGATCAGCAGCTTTACACGACGGCGAACGGCTTAATCGGGTCCCGCGGCGGTGTCTGGCAAACGCCGACCGTTGATCTGGCGGTTGAGCGGTTTCCGGAAGCGCATTTTACCCACGGCGTGCCGACGCTCGACAGGATCAATGAATTCCAACTGACGGCCATGCTGCCGGAAAAGGATTACGCGGAGTATGACTTGGAGCCGTGGGCCTATGCTGCCGATCCCGATCACGTTGCAGGGATCATCCGGCGAGCTCCGCTCGATCTGTCGCAAGTACCGTCGAACGCACAGGCTCAGCGATTGGCAAAAATCTACATGAGCAAGCGCAACCCGCGTTGGAGCGGCGAAGTGCGGACGACATTCGCCGGCCTCGATGCGCTCGGCCAGTCGGCCGTCAACCTTTCTTTCGCCGAGCTCGACGTGCCGGACGACAATTTCAACGGGCCGTTTTGGGTGAACGGCAAGGTGAGTTTTCTCCCCGATCGCACCGGCCTCACGTTCCCCGTCGCATCAGCCGATCCGAGCTCATATGATTGGGATAGCGACGAGGAAAACCCGATCCCTGGTGACGATCCAGAAGACCCTGGAGGACCGCTGCCGCCTGATCCTGGCGAAGTGATAACACCGCCGGCAATTTCCGGCTTAACCAAGGTCGGGGAAATCTTGACCGTTTCGAACGGAACCTACTCGCATAGCCCGACGAGCTATAGCTACAAGTGGTACAACGAGGGCGGCGGCGAAATTCTCGGTAGCGAGCAAACGCACGTTATCGGCGGCGCTTCGGAATTCTTCAAAATCCGCGCTTCGGTGTTTGCACAAAACGTCTCAGGCAAAACCGTGGAAGGCGTCGCGCCCGTAGTCGGGCCTGTGTCGCCAGCATGACAAACCCTCAACCCTGGCTCGGAACATCGGATCGCTACTCGTCCGGCGGGCTGATCCGCACCGAGCAACCGCACTGGTGCGAGATCACCGTCTATCACTCGGAGGACTGGCACGATCTTGTGCCGCAGTTTTCCGATGCTGTGACCGGCGGGCCGGTCAACCTTGCAGCTCTGCCGGCGCGCGAATTTGATCTCTGGGTCAGGCCGAGCGCCAATCATCCGACATTGATCGAGCATCTTTCGTCGAGCTCGGGCGGGATCACGATCGACAATCTCAATCCTGGCCGCATTTCCTTTCACCGCACGCGCAATCTCGTTGACGAATATCCGCTCGGCCGCTGGGAACAATGGCTATCGCTCGCCTGGATCGATGCCGACTATGGGCCGACGCGCAAGATGATCTGGGCCGGACCGTTCATCGTGCATCCGGGCCGCTACACCGCGCCGGCAATCGTTGACACGTCGATGGGCGCAGGCGGCGGCGACATGCTCGGGGCCGGCGGCGGCAATACGATCGGAGTGGATTGATGGCTGTCATAGATATCCCGAGCCTGCCGGCGGCGGGCGCGATCGCCGGCGCGAACCTCGTCCCCATCACCCAAGGCTCGGCGGTCGCCGTCAAAGCGACGATCACCGATCTCGCTGCCTTCGTGGTCGCATCGGACAGCGATCTCGCGGCGATCGCAGCATTGACCACGACCACCTACGGCCGATCGCTGTTGACGCAGGCGGACGCGACCGCCGCGCGCTCGACGCTCGGCCTGGTGATCGGGACCAACGTGCAAGCGTTCGATGCTGATCTCACTTCGATCGCGGCGTTGACCACGACCACCTACGGCCGATCGTTCCTGACGCTCGCGGATGCGGCCGCGGCACGCGCGATCACTCTCGCCGAGCAACTCGGGATGCTGGCCGGCGTCGATACCAAGATCGCCAACTACACGCTCGCGCTCACCGATATCGGCAAGGTGATCGAGATGAACCTCACGAGCACGGGAAACACGTTGACCGTGCCGCCTAACTCGTCGGTCGCGTTCGCGATCGGATCGCGCATCGACGTGGCGCAGATCGGCACCGGGCAAACCACGTTGACGCCAGGCAGCGGCGTCTCGCTTCTGCAACGCGAGGGCAAGCTCAAGCTCGCCGGCCAATATGCGATGGCGTCGCTCTACAAGCGTGCAACCGATGCCTGGATCGTGGTCGGGGATTTGTCGGCATGAGGCTCACGCCTGGCATCGTCGGGGTCGGACGCGGCGCGGTGGTATCTGAAGTTTTCCGCGAGCCGAACACCAATTTAATCCTCAACCCGGAAGCAATCGACATTTGGTCGTCGTTAACCGGCGTGGTGGTGTCGGCCAACTCATTGACGAACCCGGAAGGCGTGGTGAACGCCGAGCAAATCACCGATGGGAACCAAGGGAGCGTTGGGGCCGCGACAGCGCAGAGCCAAGCTTCGACGTTTCCGACCGCTTCGGTTTCCTATCGTTTTTCGGCATACATCCTCGCCGGTACCGCGCCGTGGGTACGGCTCGGGGCGGTGAACATTACTAGCGTAACCATGTCCACATGGTTCAATACCGCGACCGGGGCAGTCGGCGTGGCACCAGGTGCGCAAGTCACGAGCTCGGGCTCCGATGCTCCCATCACAGGCGGATGGCGGCGCGTGTGGACAATCTTCACAATGGGAACCGATCTCACCGGCAACATGCAAATCTCGCTTGTTAGTGCCGACGGCGCTGCCACGATCAATCGCAACGGAACGCAAACGCTCGGTGTCTGGCTGGTGCAATTGGCGCTCGTCTGATGGCTGATCCGAACACCGACGAGTACATGCGCACGGAAGTCCCGCACTGGTGTCAGATCGATATCTGGCAGCAAGACGACTTTCATGAAGCCGTGCCGCAAATGGTCGATCCGATCACGGGTGAGCCCATCGATCTAGATAGCTTCTCCGAGCTCCGTTTTGATCTCTGGATCCGATCTGAATTTGACAATGAAGGGACCGAGATCGCGTTCCTGACGAGCGCGGCGAATGAAGGGATCATCTTCGACGATCGGGCGAAGGGATTGATCTCGATCCATCGCACGCAAACGATCGTCGAGACGTGGCCGCTCGGAAGCTGGGTGCATTGGCTCAACATGAACTGGACCGAGCCAGGCAGCGGCGCGATCATCAAAACAATCTGGCGCGGGCCGTTCATCATTCATCGCGGCCGACTGTAGAGGATCAATCATGGCGCTCGAAATTCGGGTGAGCAATCTGCTCCCGCTGATCTCGTTTGCGACACGCGCCGGCAGTGCAAGCCAGGCCGACTTGGCCGCGCTCTCGGCGGAAGTCGATGCGCTGCAAGCCGAGATGCCGAACAAGGCCGACAAGGTAACGACGATCTCCGGGGCCGGCCTGGTGACAGGCGGCGGATCACTCGCCGCCAATCGCGTCTTGACCGTCCCAAAGGCGACCGGCGCGCAAGCACTCGCTGGCACCGATGACACGGCAGCGGTCACGTCGCTGGCGCTCAAGACGCCGCTCGACGCAATCCGCAACATAACGATCACCGGCACGACGCTCGCGACCGGCGGCGGCAACCTGACGGCTAATCGCCAGATCGACGTTGCCAAGGCGACCGGGGCCGAAACCGAAGCGATGACGATCGATAGCAAGGCGGTCACGCCGTTCAGCCTGGCCGGCCTGATCGGCGGCATACTCGCGGCGATCGACGCACTCAGCGACCGGCTCGAGATATTGTTTGATATCGTCGCCGAGACACAGCCACGCGCGCTGATCATCATTTCGCACGGCCAATCGCTCGCACGCCGGCAACTGCCGCGCGTCACGGTCGGCGTCACGATACCGGATTATTTCGGACCGGTCGGCGGACTAGACGCGGCCGATTTCAGCACGTTCACCGGCAACCTCGATCACATGCAAAAGGCGGTGAATTATGCCAGCTTCGTGCCTCTGATGGAGAGCGCGAACGGCGAAGGCTGGGGCTCGGGCCTCGGCTATCAATTCCGGCTCAATAGCGCCAACGGGCCGATGACGTTCTTCGCTTCGGCGCGTGCCGCGTCGCACTGGCGCGATATTCGGCCAGGGACAGGACCGTGGGGCAACCTCCTCAATTACGTTTATTATGCGCGGCGGCTCTTCCAGTCGCAGGGGGAGCTCAATATCCGGCCGCGCATGGTTTGGACTCACATCGAGGCGGAATGCGACACGATCGCGCCAGGCGGCGGCACTAGCGAAGCGGTGATTACCGCCGAGCAAACCGTCACGCTGCAAGAGGAAGTCTTGCGCTGCTATCATCACGATATGTCAATCGTGTTCGGCAAGGACATGAGCGCGCTGCCGATCTTCATCACGCCGCTGAATTCAGCCGCCTATCAGGATATCACGCTCTCAGCGGTCAACACCGATCCGGCGCGCGGCGGTGCGTCAAGGCGTGCACAAGCCGGTCAACTGGCAGCGGCGAAGGGCAATCCGAAGCTCGTCCTACTGCCGCCGCACTATCAATTCTGGGCTAACATGGATGGTGACGGCATCCACTTGCAGGGCGGCGGGCGGCGACTACACGCCGAGCTCTGTGGCGAGATCATCGATCGCGTTGACGCCGGCGACACCTACATGCCGCCGCACGTACTCTCGGCGACGCGCTCTGGCGCGGTAATCACCGCGACGTGCCACTTTCCAGGCGGTGAGGGCGGCGAGCGCGATACCACGACTTTCGCCGAGCCGACCAACTGGCCGAATAGCCGATACGGAATTCAATTCTGGAACAACGGAACGTCGGCTTTCATCAACGTTACCGATGCGACGATTGCCGGCTCGACATTGACGGTAACGCTCGCTTCGACGCCGAGCGGGGCGGGCGAGCTCCGCGTCGCGCAACAACCGTGGCCGACGACCGGCACCAATGCGAACACCTGGACACCGCGTTGCAATTTCCGTGACGCGGTGATGAACACGGTCGCCGAGAATGCGACCGTTCTTTATCACTACATGTTGCCGCAAACTGTGAGTGTCGCATGACGCAAACGCAATTTGTTGCCGAATGGAACGCGCTGCGAGAACTACAGGACGAACGCGCGGCCTTGGCCAGTAATCTCGGCGTCTACAACGAGCCGCCGGCCGAGCTTGACGCTGCTGCCAAAACCACACTCGCCGAGCTCGACGAGCGCATCAGCAAGCTCGCTCTCGACTACCGCAGAAAACTGCGAGGTGAAGCATGACCGTCCCGACTGATCTGCAAAACTGTGCCGGCTGGTACATCTGCGACGCCGCGCACTATGACAGCGGCCTCAACCAATTCGTGGATCAATCCGGCTTGGGCTTTCATCTCGGACGACTGAGCGGCACGCCGCCTTCGTTCATCACACGCGGCGGCATTTCCTGCATCGATCTCACCAACAATTTCTTTTACGAGATCGACAATCCGATCCCCGTGCTCGGCTCGATCATGTTCAAAATACATTCCGACGCGACCGGCGCACCGACCGGATCGCTGGCCATGTTCGATTGGCGCAACAGCCTATTCAACAACGACGATCACGCCGCGCTCGCACCGCGTGGGCCGTGGGAAGCGTTCGACGCGCGCAAAGTATTTTTCTTCGCGACCGGACCTTACATCCGCGTAACGTCCTTCATTGGATCCGATCCTTTGGCGAATAGTGATTTTGTCCCGGCAAACACCTGGACCGTTTGTACGACGGTCAACAATTTCGAGCTATCGGAAGCCAAGGCGAGGCTCGGCAATGGCGCGACCGTGATCGACAATGCACCGCTATCCAACAACGTGCCGCCGCAATATCAGGAGGACACGATGCGCTTTGCCTACCTCAAAGAGACGGGCGGATTGACTCCACCGCAACACCTGTCAATCGCGCAATTTGCTTTCTGGCATGACGACATTTTGCTTAATCAGTCCGAGCTCGCCGAGTCACTGGCTAACTCGTGGGCCTAATGAGTGAGCGCGGCGTCGCCTGGCTGTCGATCTTCGCGCTCTCTATTGCCTTCTGGATCGTTGTGGGCCTGCTCTTTTGGGGATGATACGTGGCGACGGCCGGCGCTCCTGAGCCGCCACAGAATATCGTTCAAGCATCCGGCCGCGTGGCAGAGAGCATCGTCGGCGGGCTTGTCCATACTCCGACACTGTTGCTGATCGTGCTGTTGAATTTGAGCATGATATTCGCCGCCGCCTATTACTTGGACAGGCAGGAAGCGCACCGGATCAACACCGCTAACCGGATCACCGACCTTCTGAGCTTGTGCATCGTCGGCTATCGCGATCGGGTCAAGCCGCCACTTTCAAGCACGCCTGATTTCGATCCCTAGGTGGTGGTGAGGGGCACTTCGGAAATTCCTTTGGCGGATCAATGGCCGGATTTGCCCCTCACCTTCACGTAAGTGTTTGATTTCCGCCGTCTGTGGCACTTCTCTCGACCGCACCACTTGCCGGAACTCCCCTTACAATACATTGATTATCCAACTTCTTTTTTTAGGTGAGGGGCATTTGCCATTAGGGTGAGGGGCATTCTGTTCCCGATCTTTTCCGCGGCCGAGGCCGCCAGGCGCTTCCGATCAGCCTGTTTCGTATAGAGTTCGGCCATCGCCCCGCCGTTCCAGCCGAACCATGCCTCGAGCTCCTTCGTCGTGGCACCGGCGTCGGCTGCGCGTCCAGCGGCGATCTTGCGCAGACCGTGCGCCGACTTCCTCACGCCTGCCGCGTTGCAAGCCGCGCGGAACATGTTGCCGAAGGATTCCTTCGTTAACGGTTTTCTGCTTTCGCCGCAGATGAAGGAGAGGTCGCCGGTTGGGCCGATCGCCAGGGTCTCGGCAAGCGGCGGCAGGATGCGGAGGTTCAACTCGGTCCCGGTCTTCTCGGTGCGCAGCGTCGCGATGCCGTCGCGTACATGCTGCCTGCCGATTTTTACGGCGTCGCCGCGGCGCAGGCCGGTATAGAGGAGCACGTGCAGCCACACGCGTTCCTTTGTGCCGGCCGGCCAGCGTGCCTCGTAGGTGACGAGCTCGGCCTCCGTCCATGGCGCAAAGCCTCCGCCCTTCGGGCGCTTCGGGTTCTTCACGCCGAGCGTCGGATCGTCGCTGACATGCTCGGATTCCAGAGCCCAGCGAAACAGCCCGCGCATGGCGTCGAGGAAATTGCGGGCTTGCGCCGGCGTGCTGGCACGATCCTCCCTGCCGTCGATGATCTTCCTGCGGGTCACGGCGCCAATCGCGACGTGTCCGGCATTGTCGATGACGTGTTTGAAAATGTTGTCACGCTGTTTGCGCGTCGCCGGCGACAGCGCAAGGTAAGCCGTCGTCTCGCGGTACTGCCGGATCAGCCATTCTAGCGATCCGTGCTGAGCGCGTTTGTCCTTTGTCGCGGGCGGCTCGCTGTTCAATGCGGCGAGATAGGCGGCATGGAATTCCGGTGTGCCGTAGTCTGGTAATCTGAGACGGCACCCGTGGCGCTTGCGACGGAAATAATAAACGGCACGGCCATGGCGGGTGATCTGGCGATAAACATGCGGCGGCAATTGATTGCGGCGCGTCACAGGCGGAAATCATCCCCCTTCGGCTCGTCGCGCGGCTTCTCTCCCGGCATCGGTAATTTGTCCGACGGCACAAGGCGGATCAAGGTTTTTCCGATCTCGATCAAAGGCACATAGCCGGCCTTCTTCGCGCCTTCGCAGAGGGCACGGATCTGACGTTGCGTGAGATCGAGCGGGCGGTTCATTCCATGTCCTGGTGATGCTCGTCACAGTATTTCATCGTCGCCATGTGCGCCTGCATCTCGGCTTGGTAGCGGTCAACCCATAGGTCTCGCTCTTCCTTCAGCCGCTCGAGCTCCGCCTCGATCTTCGGAAGGAGCCGTATGGCAATGTTCAACTGCGGCTCAACGGGGCATTGTGCTCGAAGTCGGCAAATGAGCTGCGCCGCTTTCAGCGCAAAGTCGATCTCCTCGATATCGCTCGGTTCGCTCATGCCGGCACCGGCTCCTCGTCATACCCTTCGAAATAAGCGCGCGTCTCTTCGCTGTCGGTTTTCCACTTGCTGATGCGCTTGTAGCCGCCCTTCCGATCCTCCCTGCCGCGGATGCGTGCCTTGCCGACCATCAGGGGCTCGACAGGGCGCGTTGGCTCGTCAAGGGCTTCATCGGGTGCCTCGGGAGCGGCGGCCGCGTCAGTGGGCATCTGTGGGGCTTCTGGAGCGGGTTCGGCGGCGGTCGGCTCGGGCAACTTTGCGATCGCGTCGAGCTTGTCGGTGAGCGAATGCAGCCGCGGCTGCTGCGCCTCGTCGCGTGCCTTCCTGAAGTCGTAGAGATCATCGTCGCGGCGTAAGAGGTCGTCCATGTCGGTTGACATAGGGAGCACTTTCGCGTGCCTCCGCGCCACGGTCTTGCGAGCCATTTCGTCGAACCAGTCAACCCAGGGACTGTCCTTGGCTCGTGACGCTTCCCTCACTTTCAAGATTTCAGCGATCGTCATCACCTCGCGCGACAACTCACCGGTTTTCAATTGCGCGACGGAATAGGCGGCGATGACCGGGCCGGGATCGCCGGTCAAAACGGGCTTGTGACGGATGAACGGACTGTCTCCGAGTTCGAAGGCGAATTCGTCGTTCTGATGCACCACGTGGCATTCCCATGTCGCGATCTCGCCGCTGTTCCTGACCTTTTTTCGAATGCCGGCGATCATCGGCATCCATTGCGCGACCTTACCGCGCTGGCGGTCGTTGAAGATCACGAGTGCACCTTCGCGGCCGTCGGGAAGCAAACCGTCCTGGGCGGCGCGCATCGCGGCGTTCCACAACGAGCGGCGCTCGACGGCGAGGAGGTCCGGCTGCTGCTGAATCGCCGTCATCACCACACGTGCGAACCGCTCGACAGGAATGTGGACGGGGAGTGCCGCCTTAAACTGCTCTTGCATGCCGTCGAGCTGGTGGCGGACGACGGCGATCGGGTTTTCGGGTTTCTCGGCGGTGACGGCGCTCATGCTGGATTCTCCCTAAATCTGATTTGGCGGAAGCTGGACGCTTTCACCACATGCTCGGCGCGATTCACGACCTTGGCGCTGATCACGCCGGTGGCTATCCTGGCGCTGGTGGCATCGCCGAGTTTGTGCAAGATCTCGGCGGCAAGTGCCTTGCGCTGATCCTCAAGCTCTTTCACTCTGCCGCCGATATCTCGCCAGTCCGCGACGGTCGCCGGTAATGCGTTGTCGGTGGTGAGATCGATTTCCTGTTCTGTCGGCGCGGCGTAGAGTCTGCCGATCAACTCGGCGTCGCGACCGTAGTCCGGCTCGGGCTCGCGGCCTTCCTCGACCATCTTCCAGAACGCGACCGTCTCGGCGAGGATGCGCATAATGACTCCCGAGTGGAACGGCACCTCGACCAGATGCAGTTCGATACCGTGCGAGACAACGAGCGCGGCAACCATTGCCCAGGACGCGCCGGTCAAGTGCGCCTCGACGAGGGCCTGGATTGCGGCGTAGGGCGGCGGCACGAGATCGCTGTCCGATTTCCATTCCTCGTTGAATTTGCGTGGCTCGACGGACTTGATCTGGATTACAGCCCGACCGCGCTCATTGACGGCGATGACGTCGGGCGTGGCTCCAAGCCGGATATCCGAGTCGCGGTAGTAGGTGCCGGGTGATTGGATGTCCCAATCCGGGTGCTGCTTGCGGAGGAGGTCGATAGCGATCGGCTCAAGCAGGATGCCGCGCTCCATCGCGGGCGTCATCGGCCCCGGCTCAATTTGCCCGGTCTTTTCCGCCCACAAAGAATATATCGATTGATATGGATGGACTCCCAGTAAGGCCGCCGCCGCACTGGCAGTGACGTCTTTTTCTCTCAACTTCATCCATTGACCGCGATCAACGATCTTGTGTGTTTCAATCGGCATGTCGCCACTCCGAGCGCGGACGCCTGTTGGAGGCTTGTTGACTCGGCGTCGCCCAGCGGCAGTTGTCGGGCTCGTAGTTCCCGTTGTTATTAATTCTGTCTAGCGAGTGTGCACGGGATGGCTTTTTCCCCATGTCAGCGAAAAAGTTGGCAAAGCTTGAACGCCAATGCTCGCAGACTCGAATGCCACGGCCTCCGTAGTCAGGATATTTAGGATTGGACGGATTTTCGCACCGGCCAATCATCCGACCCCAAGCCGTATATTCAAGCGTGACATGTCCGCGTATGTTTTGGCCGTGCTTCGTCCGTGCGGCCCTGATTGCTGGCACCTTCCGACAGCCGCATGAAGATGTATTGCCTGAAGTAAGATTATTGGCTTGAACGACCGTTTCCAAACCGCAATCGCAACGGCACCGCCAATGGACTTTTCCAGGCAGCATCTCACGACTGAGCACTAGCAGCGAGCCAACACGCTCGCCGGTCCGATCACGAAGAGCGTTCATCGGTTGCCTTTCAACTTCAGCCACTGGCCGCGATCAGTGATGGGAATCCGCTCGATCATTGCGGCGCGCTCGCAATGATCAGATCGATCATCTTGTCAGCCATCCGCTGATATGCCGCGCCCGCCCTTGCCGCGCCCGCTGCGCCCGCCGCCGTCCACGCCGCGCCCGCCGCGCTCTCTGCGGCCCTTGCCGCGCCCGCCCTTGCCGCGCCCGCTGCGCCCGCCGCCGTCCTCGCCGCGCTCTCTGCCGCGCTCTCTGCCGCCCTTGCCGCGCCCGCCCTTGCCGCGCCCG